GAATAATTCAGTATAACAAAGTAAAAATAATCAGAACTAATCAGTAATAATCAGTAAAAACTATACCGTATGGGGGGAATGTGTCACTGGCCTGATCGCAATACCACCTCTCAAATTTATGCTAAAATTCACGGCTTACAGTCTGTATATTCCTGTATAATACTGTAAAACTGTGGTTGGGAGTAGGTGTATTAAGAGTTATCAACTCATATGATAACCGGTATTAGTGTAGAGGGAGATGTTAGTCTCCCTCATAGGGGTCGAGTCCACCCTTCTCTCCCCCTGTATACGTGAGGGATCGGTTTTTATACCCATGTAGGTACGCTTGAATTGCCTTCTAGACCCCTTGCTTGGTCTCTCTGCTCCTTATTCATACCCATTACGATATGATTAGCAGATCTGGTGGGAGATGTAAGGAAATCATCCAGTAAACTGTTCCATTCGTCCCTTTTTCTTTGTTTTATTTGATCATGAGCATTAATAGACATCGCATCGGTAAAGTATTTTACACCTTGTGCAAGTGTATCCAACCTATCGTCGTGCTTTACTGCACCTTTCTCCCGACACATCCTACTCATCTGATAGAAGAGCATGTAGAGGAGTCTACTCTCAGGCGGAGCGTCTTTGTTACTCCTATAGTCCCAGTCGATAACCCCACGATCAACAACAAGGCGATGCTGGTTAAGGACAGGTTCAAGAGCATCAATAATCCGATCCTCTTTCCTGACATTCGCTCTAATCTCCTCAATGTCAATGAATTGTCCCGTCTGTTGAATATGTTTCTTAAAAAGTTCACTTACTATACCATCTCCAAAGTTTGTCTCTATTACAAGTTTAGTTACCTTGTATTTGCGACAACCACGGAGTATGTTGAGTAGTGTATCGTCGCTGTAGCCGTCTCTGTAGGCTCTCATTTCGTGTAGATATAGAAAACCATTACGTTGAGATAAGAAGGCTGCTGCTGTCTCGTCTGTACCCCTTCCAGAGGGGTCTACACTGCATATTGTTTCGTCATATGGACCCCATTCTCCCTGTAGTTGCATAGGACTGTAGAAATAGTCCCCGGGTAAGCCTACAGTTGGTGCATCCTTTATAACATTTGCTGGATCTGAACACCAGACCACGTTATCAGGAGCAGTAGTAGGATTGACGCTAGTAACCACAAGGTCAGCCATTTTAAGAGGGAATTTCTCTGCATCACTTAAGCTTGTGTCTAGTTGAAATTGAAGCATGTAGTTGCTCCGACCCATAGCTGCTTCTCTTTCTATGAGGTCTTCTTCGCTAAATCTATCCGGATCTGTTACACTCCACTCATCAGCTCCCATATCCAGATCTTCTTGGATCTGTGGTGCTAGGAGTCCTTCGTATTGACTAAGCTTTCCTTTTCTTGGATATCTTGACGGCCAAACAAATGGTCGATAGCTCCGCTCTGCCAGCTTACGATAAATAGTAAAAGTAGTCTGAGGAGTCCCGAGATACATAATACGGCTATCGTCTTTCGGCGTAAGGATTGCTTCGGCTTCTGTGCAGAGTTGAAGTAACTTCTCACGCATAAGCTCCGTCATACTGTTGCCCGGAACCTCTACGTCGTCTAAAATCATGAGATCTGCTCGGCTTCCGGTTAGCTGTCCAGTGATTCCCACCGACTTTACGCTGGGAGCTTGGTGTGGTGAACAGTTTACGTCGAAGCTGATGCGACTCCAACGAGAATCGTCCGATTTCGGTTGTAGATGACTTAGCCATGGTGTTTCAATGATAATTTTTTGTAAAAAGATGGACATGTTATCTGCACGTTCTTTAGATGCAGATATAATCATTATTTTCCTTTCATTGTCGTTAAAAAGCGTCCAGAGTACAAATGCACCTGTAATCCAAGACTTTCCTACTCCTCGGAAGGCTTGTATCTGTAAACGCTTAGGTCCGTTCTGTAAGTAGTCCGCAATAGCGTACTGAGCTCTAGTAGGTGAAGGAAGACCTAACTGATCCCACAATGCTTGTAGGAACAGCTTAAAATCTTCTTTTAGAGAGGTTACTATTTCATTATCCGTCATATTTTAAAAAAGTTCTCTGTAAGCATCTAACGCATCATCACTAAGTTCCCAAATTGTCATTTGTTTCCAAGAAGGGTTGTTTGTTTTGATCCTCTTTAATAAATTCTTAAACTTAGTAGCTTTAGAAGTTACCCGTTTCTTCTTAGCTTTCGGTGTAACAGGAATCTCTACATCTTCAGCTTGGTATGGTAATAAAGGTTCTTCTGACTTAACACTTTTTAAAAGTTGCTCTCTAAATGCTATATCGTCAGCAAACGCTTTATTTAACATATCCATTCGAGCATCAAAAGCTGCGTCTGGACTCAGACCTTCAAAAGCATCATCTAACCATGTTCGAGTGTTTTCCATTGCAATTTCTTCTGATCGTTTAATAATTTTAGCAAACTTTTTAACTAACCCTTCTCTTTGCCTAGGATTCATTTTCTTGATCTTTGCTGGATCAATTAATAGCTGACCATATTTACCTATCTGTTGTTCTAAGAAAGGGTGTACTACATCTAAGTGTGTACTTTTGTGTAAAGCCATTAAGTTATCTGGGTGATTACCTAATTGCAAACCTTCTCGTTGAAATATTTTTATCAGTTTCTTACGTTGTATTGGTGATAGCCCATCAAATAAAGAAGATGTAATACGTAATGCTGATATGTGATGTCCGTGAATAGTTTTAGGATCAATGTTTAGATCTTGTAAACCATCTAAAAAATCTTTAACAACTTCATCTCTATTTTTAGTAAAAGCACTCCAGTTAAAAGTTTCATCACCTATTCCAGCTTTTAAAACTCTACGTTTATACTGACTCATTAAAGGTTTTCCAGCATCATCAATACCATATAACATGTCTTGTATATCTAATTTAGCTGTATCAGTCCAACCTATTTGATTAAATAATTCAAGATTTTTCTTAGTTATATTAGGGTTAAATCCTTTTTTAGATATACCTTTTGCCTCATCTGATTTAGACATAAAGAAAGGTATGTTTATACCATCCGCAGTCTGAGCAAAAGGTGACTGACTAAATACATCATCAATTATTTCAGTTAGCTTTTTAGTTGCTATAGGATTAAATGGTGACGGTGTTTTTCCACCAGTAAACATAGTATCAGTCTTCATTCCTAAAGTTTCTAATACTAAATCTTGTGGGTTATCTTTATAATCAGCAGCCCCAAGTCCAGTCAAACCTACTTCTAGGGACTTCATTGGATACTTTTTAATAAGGTTTCCGACTCCAGTTATCGCACCACCTAATATAGCTGGTTTAGCTAGAAAAGGTGCAGCTAAAAGCATAGCATCTACTCCAGCTGCCTGTGTCTGACCACCTCTAACAAAATCATCTAAACCGTTATTTATTAATAATTGAGAGTCTGCATCAGATAACTGCATACCTGATTGAGCTTTTTTAAGAGCATGTCTCACATTTAATCTGTTTTGTTCTGTAGGATCTTCACTAAAGACAGGAAACTGATACTCGTCATCTATAATTTTCTCATAATCTATTTCTTTTTCCATCAATTAATATGTGATAGGATTACATGCTCTCGATCTGTCATTCCAAATCTATTTCTCATCCACTCGAGCCAGTGGTTGCTACCTTTGTCCTGATTACATCGTTGACAACAGGATACAACATTCGTTGCAACGTCTTTACCCCCTTTACATTTAGGGTGTACATGGTCAATAGTAAGTTGTTGTAATTCATAAGTTTTTCCGCAATAAACGCATTGACAATTAAAGTGCTCTTTGATAGCTCTTCTCCAGAGCCTTTTAGATTCTGAACTTGTCATCGTTATTAAATTGTGTAAATAGTAATCAGGTTTTGGTAGTAATGGTGTCATAGATTAACGTCTGCTTGCTCCGCCTCTTCCACGGTTTGTTTTTCTTGACTCAGGCTTAACACTGCCGTCAGGTTGATGTGATAAATCCACATGTGGGCTAACTTTACGCTTCCTACGTATACGCATTAAATCACGCCTGTATGTTCGTTTAGCATCTGTGTTGTTAATCTTTTTATTTGTTTCGTTGTGTTTCTTCCTAGCTTCTGGATTGCTTCGGTAGTACTTTGCTGTCTTACCGGGATTCTTGCTAAGTTTAGGTCCGGGTCTTCCCATAGAGTCTGCTCTTTACTAATTCTGGATCTACCTTCGGTATAATTGAAGCTAGTTTGTCAAGTGGACTGCCCTCAAGAGCAACACCTGTAATGTCGTTAGTCTTAAGCCAATCACACGCTGCTTTTAAATCTTGAGTCTTTGCTTCTCCGTTCTTTATTAAACGTAAGAACTCTTCAGTTACAAGGTAGTGAAGCTCGTTAAAGCTTTCCTCGCCGGCCTTCTTAGGTATTACTCTTGTTTCGCTCATGATAGTTCTTTATATGCAGTTACATATACAGTCGCTGAAACTGATGCACCTGTGGCAACTGTAATAAAACTGATTCGGTTTTGGGCAGCATCAAACCCTGCAGGTAATCTAATACGTTTTCCTCCTCCATTTTCGCCAGTGGGTAAAACTCCATCAAAAGTTGAACGACTCACATTATTTGTAGCATTACCTATTCTAAATAATACAGCACTATTTCCATCATTTGTTAAATCAATACATTTATAATCAGAATCTACAGTAATACTACCAGAGGTTCTTGCTGGGGATGCTGAACTGTCATTATCGGTAACAGACGCTTTATACGCTGCACCTATTTCTTTAAAGCCGTCAGAAATAACGGCGGGGTTTGGGGGAGTTGGTCTCCAAGTCATTCGATGTCTAGTCCTTTTTTAACGATTTGTAGTGCTCTGTCATCTAAGTCATTATCTGTAGACTCAACTAGCTTTTCTAGTAGGTCAACAACAAACTTCTTAAACTTAGGGCTTTTCAAGCTTGTTAGTACAAGTGGTTTAATTAATGCTAACATTACTCTTCTCCGGGTGTTACG